ACAAATATTAAGATAAAACTCATACCTTTTATCTGTTATCTTTTCTAAATCAAAATCATTTTTAATTTTCTTATGTAAATTATCACCAATAAGACTCATTTTATCCTTATTATCAACTAAATATTTAATAAATTTATAATAATCTTTTTTATCTTTTACTATAAACCCATTACCTGTATTACAATTATAAATACCACCTTTTTCATAGACATTAATAATGTCATTTTTATAAGCATAAGTATCACCACAAATAATAGGTTTTGAGTATGCACCAGCCTCAATTAATTTAAGGGGTGATTTCATATCATTTAATTTGTTTTTTTCCAATGGGGCTAAACAAATATCCGCTAGATTATAAAATTTAGCGTAATTATTAATTGATGTACTTGGTATTCTAACATATGGTTCATTTTCTAAATCATCATATTTGATATTTAAATCATATTTCAAAAGAAAGTCTTTATAATTCTTTGAGATTGTAGTATAATTATCGGTTAAGATTTTTTCATATTTAACCCAGGTACTATTATCAATAGATACGTCAGTTAAATTAAAGCCACATAAAATTATTTGTATTTTATTTTTTAAGTCAGTATGTTTAATTTTATTAACTAAATAATCTAAATCTTGAATATCATTTAAGTGTGATGACCCACCACACCACATAACCCTAATTCTATTTGATTGTATTTTTTCATTTACAACCCATTGATTTTCATTAAAATCAATTGCATTTGGGAACACTATTACATTTTTATGGTATTTTCTTATTTCATTCGCAAAATGTTCTGTGGTACACGTTACGTAATCAGCATATTTTAAGTTTTCAAAAACTAAATCTTTATATTTATGTAATTTAAAATTTAAATAACTTGGGTGATTCTTGTTAACTTCCCAATAATCGTCTAAATCCATAACTAATTTAACACCAGACCCCTTTAATTTAACTAAATTATCACTTGTCATTAAATTATTTATTAATATTGTTTTAGAATAAACAATAATCTTAAAATCAAATAAATCCTCTATTTTATATTTAAAATCTTTTTGATAAACTATTGTAACCTCAAAATCAGCACCATATTTATATTGTAAGTGTTGATGAGGTCTTAACATTCTGAAATAACCAGTTCCATACATGTCAGGTACGACACATAATAATTTATTTTTAATCATAAAATTTAAGCTTTTTTTATTTAGATTTTAATTTGATTTCACTACATTCATAGGTTTTATCACCTATCTTAAAAGTTAAAGTATCACCAACACGTAAAACTACGTTATTAGCTTCATAGTTAATCATTTCTTCACGTATAACATTTCTAATATCTTCTAATGTAATTCCATTTAAAGTAGTTTTTTTGTCTAATGTTTCATTTAACAATCTATTAATTGGTTTATTATTTTGATTTAATTCACCCTCACTAAACATTAGTTTACCATATTTTTCCTTAATTTGTTGTGTTGTTAACTGACCACCAATTGTTTCACTAATAAAATCAACATCTAATTGTGGTTGTTTGTGTTTTTTGTAAGCTTCCTTAACAACACTTGGTAAGTTACTATTATTTAATATCTCATCTAATTCATCATCGTTTGTTAATTTATTCTTAAATTCAATATCATCTTCAATCGCTGAATTTATACGTTTTGTTTGAACTTGTTTATCATTTACCACCAAATCATTAACACTATCTACCTCATCAATATCAATGTTATTATCTTCTATATTTAAATTATTCTCATTTAATGAGATTAAGGTATTGACTTTACCACCAACACGTTTTAAAAATTCTTCTCTTGTTAACTCGCCCATAATATTTTTTTTTATAAATATAAAACATTTTGAATTAAAAATAAATAAAAACCATTAATTTGTTGCATCACTAACTTCTTTTTCAACATCAAGAAAACTATCTTTTTTTATTTTATCAAAATCAATAATTGCAAAAACTCTATCCATACCCTTATCACCTTTAGTGTTAAACATTTCTTTTGGAACATTAAAAATTTCATCAGTTACTTTAAATGATGAAGGGTCAATTCTATTAATAAAAAACATTTTCCAAGCCCTTTTTTTTGAATTTTTCCAACCACCTTTTTTTCCACCAGATGTATCACCCTCTAATTGAAATCCTCTTATACAAGGTTGTAATTCATTTTTTTTACCTTTTTTTTCTTTTGTAGCACCATATGCGTATATTTCAACACGCCTTTTACCTGGTGCTAGATTTTTATTGTCTTTAGTCCAATAACTAAACTCAACAATAAATCTATTGTCTATCGCATAACGAATTTCACCTGCTTTAAGATAATTAAAAGTTTTAGCTTCTAACAATAACTCTATGAAAATATCTGATAATTTGAGCATTTATTTTAAAATATTTAAAAACTTATCTAATTTGCTCTCTAAAAGGTTATTGGTTTTTTGTTTACTTTCTGTAAAATTTGATATTTCACTTTTTGAGTTTAAAATCCAAGCATTAGGTGTTGATGGTGTTGAAACTATATCCCAACATATTAATTCTAAATCATCTTGGACAACATTAACATCATTTTCTTTATTAACTGAACCCAAAGCCCTAGAAGAAACACCAACTCTATGACCATAACTTAATAATAAAGCTATTTTATCCCCTTCACTCGATACTACACCATATTTAACAAAACCTAATGTTACATAAATTAATATTTTACCAACTACGGTTTTACCTTCCCACCAAATATCAGTAATTCTATGTGAAATTCTATCAATAGCAACATTAGCATTATCTGGATGTTCATTTTCACCACCAGATATATATTGTGAAATTAATTCTTTATATAAGTCTACTTTCTTTTTTAGAATGTTATAGGGGTATATCCTACCATTATGGTTTAATGTGTCAGCTTTTTGTAATATAACATATAACTCTAAAGGAAATTCTGTTTTACCGTAGTTTTCTGGGGTTCTATTGTTTTTAATTTTTTCTAAAACCTCTTTATTTTTTTCATCATTTGGGTTTATATAACCATCATATTCAATTAGTAAACCAAAACCAGTTTCATTACCTTTCAATAAGTTTAAATTTCGTTCAGACATATTTCATTTTTATTAATAAATAGTTATTTTTAATTAAAAATGAAATTTTTATTTGTTTTTAAATTCCTTTGAATAATTAAATTAGTAAGTCGTTGTAACTCATTAACAACTAGTTTCCTATTTTTTAAAAATTTATTATTATTTAAAATTAAATACACTTCAAGATACATATTGGTTTTCTTCCCACTTCTTAATCTATTAGATTTAATTTGTAAATCAAGCATTAGTTCATCATTTTTAAATATTTCACTATTTATGTTTTTTTTGATAAAATATACTAAATCATTTTTTAAGTCTTCAATTTCAATTAAATAACATTTTTTAGTTGAATTAGGTTCAACATAAAAATTAATATTAATTATTTTAGTTAACCCACATAAAGGTTTCATATTAAATAATTTAATTTTAAAATTAGAATCACAATTCCTATTTCTACCCATAAAAAAATTGGTTTTTATTTTTTTATTAAATATAGTTAAAAAAAGTTAAAAAACCAAGTTTTAGGATAAAAAAAATAGTAAGAATAATATTTTTAACTTATTCTTACTATTTTTTTTTTGTATAAAATGAAACTAATTTTTAAATTCGTATAATTTCAATATTTTCTCAACAAAAGTACTTTCTTCAAATTCCATATCCAACAACATTTCCTTAGCGTTTAATAATTTCTCTTTAACATTAATATCGTTATTGTTTTTTATTTCTTCATTTATTTTATCTAAACACTCTTTCTTTGTTTTATCAAATAATAATTTACGTTTTTCAACATCATTTTCTTGTAATGTTGATTCTAAAATTTCTTTCTCTTCATCCGTTAAATCTAAATATATTTCATCGAAACTTGCTATTTTTTTATCAACATCCTCATCTTTTTTTTCAATATTACAATTATTTTGTTCCTTATTAATATAATTTTCAATTAAATTTATAGCTTTTTGACGTTTAATGTTGTAACTTGGTTTATTAGTTGGTTTTAATAATGTATTTATAGCTTCATATAGATTACTTTTCTCACATTCAAGATTAATCTGAATATCATATTTAGTCATAAATTCTTTTAATAAATTTTCAGATTTTTTTATATTACTTAATGTTTGCTCTTTTAAATATTTATCACTTTCATTCATTATACGAGTAAAAAGATTAGTGTTTTTACACCCTTCTACAAAATTATATAAAGAATGTGTTTCTTTTAGTAATTCATTATTATTGATAATGTCAATAAACTCTTTCATTATTTTTCTATTTTTTTTAGTATTACTATATTGCTTAGTTAAGTATTCACTAAAAGATTCAAAAAATAACCCATAATTAAAAATTTCTTTATTTTTCATTTATATTTTTTTTTATACTATTAAATAGTGTTATTTTTAATAAAATAACTCTTTTTTTTTTTAAATATTTTTATTTTCCAATAATAACTTATCTTCATCATTCATATCCGAAGGTTTGATAGTTGGTATTGCCTTTTTTATTTTCTCATTTAAATAAGTCTTATTTTCATTTAAAAGTTTTTTCTCCCTATCAGTAACTCTTTGTTTTATTTTATTATCAATAGAAAATTCATTTTTCAATGTTTCTATTTTATTTAAAACGTTATCAAAATAATTCTTCATTAAATGACTAGTTAAATCAATATTATTAGTTTGTTTTTTATTTGTTATTGTTTTGTTTAGTTGTTTTTTTAGAACTTCATTAATACTTTCTAATTCATTTGACACATCCGTTTCATCATCTACATCACTATCTTTATTTAAAGAATTAAAAGCATCCGTATCATTGTCCTCATCTTCTAATTCATTTCCATTAGTATTATCTGTTTCACTTTCTTCATCATCTGTTTTATATAGAACATCAACCCTGTTAAATATGTTTGTTTTTTTTATTACTTCAGATGTATTTTCTAATTCAGAACTTAATGCTTTTTCTAAACGTATATTCAATAATTCTTGTTTTATTTCATCATCACTCAAACCTAAAATTTCACGTTGTGCTTTAGTCCATGACATAATTGGTATGCCTGAATCATTATTACCTAAAACAACATTCATTAATTCAGCTTTTAATTTTAATTCTTCTAACAACATTATTTTTGAATGGTTAGATGGGTTATTCATTGTTAATTTAAAGTTATAAACTTCATCATCTAAACCATTTAAAATTAAATGTATTTTAGCCATTTTATTTAAAGCTAATAATATCTCAGATTGTATTGTGTTAATAAATCTAGCAAATCTAACATCTAATAGTGATAAATTTTTACCATCAGCAACTTTATCTTGGTTACCAAAATTTAAAAATGCACTTGGAACTCTCATTGCTGCTGTTAATTTTTCACGCCAAAATTTACAATCACTAATATCTTCCATATTATTTGAACCATTCAATATTTCTAATTTACTTTCAGCATCAGATGTTCTAAATGGTAAGAAAATATCCTCTGTAATACCCATTATGTTGAATTTAGTATCCATCATACCAGTTTTACTATCATAAATTTCTTTGCGTTTCATTTGATTTTGTATCTGTTGTATGTATGCAGGTACATCAGCATCATCAATATCACCTACGAAAATCCTAAAAACACGTCTATCAATAGCCCTATAAATTCTATAAACAGCTAAAGCATCTTCTGATAACATTAACATTCTCCAATAACGTCTAGCTTTAAATGCTGTACTAGCACCATAAGGTAGTGTTACTGCATCTGATAGATATCTAAAATGTATTACTTGGAAATCTTCAAATTCATTTGCTGTTGTCGTTAAGACATACTTTCTTTTATTGTTGAATACACTCAATGGTGATTCTCCATTTAAATCTAAAGGTATTGATGTTCCTGCTACGTTTATTGAATTAGTTGTATTTGCATTACCATAATATTGATTAGGTTCTCTCCTTTGGACTTCATATATTGGTAATTGATGTAAATCTATAATACCATCCTCTGGGTCTAACCTACATAATAAAAAATTATCACCATATTTTACCATCATTCTAGTCCACATGCGAAGATTTGTATTGATTGATAATCTATCAAAAAATAACTCCTCTAATAACTCTTTTATTCTTGGTGAGTTTGAATAAACATTCAATACATTACCATCATTACCAACCGTACAAGCTTCATGTGCCATCATATCCCAAGCCACAGAAATTTCAGGGAACATCTCCATTTGGTCATATTCTCTATATAGAAATGGTCTGGTTACTTGGTAAATAAGTGTTTGTTGTGCTGACGCATATTCCGCTTTTTTAAAACCGTTTTGTAAGAATTGTGTTTGTTTTCTTAAAATTGCTTCATATTCTATTTCTTCATTTTCTGTTGTAGTTAATAAAGAAGGTGAGTTATATGTTGATACATTATCAACATCATATGAAACACTTTTAACTCCATTTAAATCTTCACCAGCAATTATTTTAGCTACTTTTTGGAAATTATTTAGTTTTTCATTCATCTTATAAACCTTTTATATTATTAAAATTTTGTGATTCATCAATATCGTTCATTTTTTCACTTAATTCGTAATCAAATTCACCAGTGATAAAGTTTTGTTTTTTACTAACCCTAACTTGTTTATATATTTCATTATTATCGTTATATATGGTATACATAGAATTTTTCACATCTACAATTCTATTACCACCCATTTCCCAACTTAATGTATCCATATCATGTTCAACAACTTCTAATTCTAACATTATAGGGTTCATATTGGTATTAGTTAAAATAATATCTTGGTTTAAATTCCCGATATTTGGTAATGTGTTTGGTGTAATAAAAGATTCTGAACTAGGTGTTACAGTTAAAAATAAAATAGAACCACTATTATCTAATTTATAAGATTTAGTTGCATTATTATCTTCTACCGAAATATTATTAATCGGTATACATTTATTACTTGATGTTATTATAACAAATTTATTTGGTATTTTAGATTTATCAACACTATTAATATATTCAATCCTATAACCAACTAAAGAGTTATTAACATTGCTTAATGAAGTATCTTGAGATGTAAAGCCATTTTGTGTATCAATAACTAACCCTTGTATTGATGGGTTATTGAATAATACACCAACATCTTTTATAGTAGTTCTAATTTCTCTTGGTTTTAATAAGATATAATAAAACCCTTTCTGGTTAAAAAAATCTACTGGTAATCTTAAATTGTAAAAACCAGGTAAAATTTCATTCTCATTTATTGAGTTTGGATTTTGTGTTTGTGATAGAACATCAATTGAATTTAATTTTTGGAAATTACCTGATAATGGTACATTCCTTGATGGTGTAAATGTATATAAAATTTCGATATCTGAAATTTCAATATCAGATAACCTAATATTACCAAAACTACCTAATGACATAGTATTATTTTATTATTTTTATTGTAAATAGTATTTTAGATAAATATAATTAAAACCCAAGTGAAAATAAATATAAACTATATATTTTTAATAAAATATCTTACAAAAAATTAATTGTTGACAACTCACTATGTTTTTGAAATATAGATTCAGGTTTTCTATCAATATTTATTTCAGAAGCATCTGTTTCTATTGGTTTAATAAAACCAAATTCTTTATCATTAACATATATATTTGGATTTAATCTAAACTGTTTTTTATTTTGACCCATACTTACAAATTCAAATGTAGTTAATGGTATCTCAACTAAACTTTTAATATCTCTATAACTTCTTTTAATATTTAGGTGGTCTTTAAAAATAATACCATCTACTTTATTAACGTTATTATTTTCATCGAATGTAACACCGTCCGTATACTCAATTACATTATCATTTATTGATAATATACCTGAATAATATTCTTTACCATCTACAACGCCTACAAAATCAAGGTTAGTATCATTCGCAATACCTAGTGTTTCATAGTCATCTAATTTACTCTCACAAAAACCAGAGATTGTTATTGGTGTTTTATTGTCAACCATTAAATTAACATCGTTATTATCAACCCAATAACTCTCGATTTTATAGTTAGAATATAAAAGTATTGGTAAGTAAATATAATTACTAATACCTGTAATTTTTTTTATATTTATTTTTTTTTGTATTATATCCATTATTCTACTTCATATAAATTTATAATATTTTCAACTTCAACAAAGTTAAAATTATATACTCTACTTATTTTATTTAATATTACTTCATTAAATAAATTATTTTTATCTATTACACCGAATTCATTAAATAAATCACCATTTTGGTTGTTAACCAATAAAATAGTTTTACCTGTTTTTGCATTGAAAAATGTACAAGTAACATATAATTTAATAGTATTTACACCATTTTTAAAATCATCAATAAAATAATAAAAATAATATTCGTTTGAATTAAGATTCAAATTCATTGTGTTAGGTTTATTACATTTAAATATTATTTCATCACCAACTATATTTGGGTTTAAATAAAATTCTTTAGTACCTATTAAATTAACCCTATTAACATTATTATCTAAATATATATTCAACTGTAAATATGAATTATCACTGAATATACTATTTTTATTAAATAATAATTTATTATCAAAGGTATTATAATATTGTGAACCACCTATTGTTCGTTCCCTTAAATTTAATTTAAAAGTAATCTCGTTTTTATTTAATGAAAATCTATATTTTTCAACATCAACAGATTTTGGTATGTTATCTTCTATTAATTTGGGTAATACAACATTTTCGATAACTTCATTATAACCTAAATTAACATCTAATTCTTGTTCAACAAATATGGGTATTTCTATATTTTTTAATTTATCTAATATAACCCACTCATTACCCTTAAATAAAAATATTAAAGGTTTATTTGGTGTTAGGAAAATATTTTTACCATTGCCATAGTCAACGTTAAAATTAAGATTATTAACATTTATATTTGTTAAGTAAAAACTTTGATTGTTATTTACGTTTATTGGTAACTGAATCTCAATACCGTCTATTTTGGATGTAAATAATAGTGATATTGGGCTATTTTTAGGTATTATAAATTTTTTTGTTAATTTATAATGTCTATTCTTTATTTTTTTTAAATCTAATTTATTAATTTGTTTTTGTATTGACATAATGTTTTAATATTAGTTTGTGTTTCAGGGTTGAGTTCAACATAATCAATATTAACATTTGTTAAATCATCAACCTTATTTAAGCCGTAAGTACCATCAATATCTTGTCGTTTAATACTAAATTTAATTTTATTAAATACATAAATGCAATTGTTTTTAATTGGTAAATTTAAATTATCTTTTGACCTATCCTTTAAATTTCTCCATATGTAAATCCCACTACCATCTACCACTTCCTTTGCATAATCTGGTTTTAAACTATTTTTACCACCACTAAATAAAGTATCTGAAAATTCCCTAATTGGTACATTATAAAGACATTTATAGATATATCCCTCTAATCTAGGTTCATTTGTTAAACCAATTATTTCTTTTGCGTTTAAATTTAAATCTTTAATATTTTCCAAACAATAAGAATCTTCATTTGGTGTGATTGTATTCTCATATTTAAATGAACCATTTTTCAATGTGTATATTTTAACACCTTTAGTTTCACCATACGTATTATATATTGTACTTTCTTTTGTTACATCGTAATTTAAAATAACATCTTTTTTTATTATTTCAACACCTGTTTCAGTGTAAACACCTTTAGATGTTAAAATACTGTATTTTATCTTATTATCAACACCCATACTATCGATTGTATATTCACGATTTATTGTGTTAAACCTATGATAAACATCACATAAAACATATTCTTTAAATTCATTTAAATTAAACTCACAAATATCGCCATAAATACCTTCAGAATCAGAACCTAAATCTTCATCACTTACCATTCTATCAACCCTATTATGTATTTTACATATATTATTTAATTTAGTTTCACCAGCATTTCCAAATAATTTAAAACCTTTACTTATTTTAGTAAAAAAAAATGGGTCTTCTTTTTTTTCAAAATAAATATATATATCAGTCAATGGTAACCCATTATAATTATTTTTCAATTTATTACCATCAACCATATCCTCTAAAATCATTTGGTAATTATTATCTTTATTGAAACCTTTTGATAATATAATATTATCAATGTATTTATTATTGGTATTTTCAATCTCTTTAAAAACCCTCACATAGTATTCACTATCAACACTACCGACAGTTCTTTTAAATCGTAAATTTTTACTATTAATATTTATTTTATTATTACCAATTTTAAATATAACTTTATATTCACTATTTAACCCATTTTCATCACCAAGACCAAACACTTGACATAAGTATTCAGTTTTAACACCATTAACTTCATCAATAATTTTTAAATTAACATCAACATTTAAATTTATATTATGTTTTATGGGTGTTTCAATTAAGAAGTAATTATTATTATCTAACTCTATAATTTTAATAGAATTAATTTTAATACCGTCAGCAATTATAAATTTAGTATTATCTTTTTTATAGGGATACATAAATTTAATATCCCAATTTTCATTATTATCTAAATGAAAGCGATTCCTTTTAGGTTCAAATTCAATAAAATCTTTATTTAGACCATTAACCATTCTATATGGTTCGTAATAACCATATACCCCATTTTTTAAAACCCTATTTTTATTTAAACTTGTTATATAATCCATTTTATTTAGCTATTTACTATTTTATCACTTAATATGTAATTATACATAGTATTATTATTATCATTATTTATAGAGATTTCGATTTTCTCTATTTCATTATTACTAACAAAGAATATATCAGATTCATTATTTAAATTATCTATAGTTACAATATTCGTATTATCACCTATTTTAACATTTAAAGTTAACACACCTTTAACCATTGGTAATTCACTTTTAATTTTATATGAATAAGTGGGTGGTGTATTTAGTGGATTTCCATTATCATCCAAAACCATTTCACTTTCACAATAAATTAGATTCTCAATTTTATTGTTTTCATTCCCATAGTAACAATAGTAATTATTAATCTCAGTAAAATTATTTATTTCATCAGAAATAATTTTATCAAAATCAAACATATCATTAATTTTCCAACAAATAAAATCTTCATCATTTGATGTCTCACTACTTAAACTTACTTTAATTTTTGTGACACCATTCTTAATCGGTATTTCAATTAAAATATTATCATCGTCATAAAAATCATCAATGTATGTATAAACATCATCAGAAACCTTTATTTTTATTCTACCTAAATTACTATTTTTTACACCACTAATAAACCTAAAAAAGAATTTATCGTCTTCATAATAAAGTGAATTACTTAAAAATCTATCACTATTCAAAACAGCTAAACTATCATCACTAGTAATATTTTGTAAGATGTTAGTATATTCACTATCTATTTCTATAATAAAACGATAAGTGTTACATAAATCACGTTCAAGTTCTTCTCTTTCTAATGCGGAGAAATTTTTTATTAATTTACTATCAATAACTTCTTTTTTATTACTTTTTAATAAAAAATTTGTAAAAATATCCTTATTTACGGATAATATACTTTCGGTTTTGTTTAATCTGTGTCTCATCATTTTTTAAAAATATTCTAATTTAAGTATATCTATTACAGTTTTATCCTTTCTATTACCAAAATAAAATAAAAAATTCCTCCCACTTTTAATATAATCTTCATAATATTTGTTATTAAAATTTGAATAATTAAACCATTTATCATCATATATAAATTTCTCAATAACATCAAGATTAATATAATTATTTTTAATTAAAAAATTAACCCTACGTGCTTTAAGTTCAATATCATCATTGGTTAATGGTGTATTACCATCTTCATATCTAAAATTACTCTTAATACCCATTTCACAACATTTAAATAAAAAATCAGGTTGGTTTTTCCTCGCTTCAAAATTTATCGTTTTACTTGTAGTACTTGGTGGGAGTAACTTATTTAAATTTAACTCAGTTTTTAATTCACCTATTTTAATAACATTAAGATAATTAACATAAACCGCTTCAAAATAAGTATTATCATCACCTTTTATTTTAATAGGACAATAGTAAAAATTATTTCCGTACCTAAATATTAAACCCTGCCCATTATTTATAATATTTTTTATTAATCCAAAATTATTATCAATTGTTAAATAACCCATGTTTTTGTAACCTGACACAGAACTACAAAAAAGACCATCATGTGATTGAAATGGATAAAATATTATTGAACCATTAACACCATTTAAATTACATAAATTATACTTCTCTGGTCTTGTTTTACGATTATGGCTATTTATATCATCACCAATATTTATTTGATATGGAAAGGGATTATTAACACCATCACCCTGATAACCATCTTTACATAAAGAAATAACTGAATGCGTTTGCATATTAAATCTTTCTCCCTTATCTTGATTAACACCCCCTTGTGAACAATAAGGTATCCCACTATAAAATACACTATAAATATTATTCATTTCTAATTCAACAAATGGGTATTTTTTGTTGTCACTTTTATAATTTTTAAAATCAGATATATCGAAATCAAAATTCCAAACATCATTTTCATCCGCAAAACTAGGACATAAATGGAATGCTGAACGTATTTCATTATCTTCAGTATTGCTTGGTATTGAGATTCTAAACCTAACATTCGCCTTAGTAGGTATACCAATACCATTGGCACTATCTACCCATTCATTATTATTATCTAAAATTTTATACCCTAAATTCATTGGTACTTCAACAATGAAAATACCATCTTCGTTTATTACACCATCGACCTTAATTGTTTCAACATCACCATTAATAGTTTCACGTATACATTCTATTTTACCAACACCACCACTTCTAAGTCTATCTTCACTAAAAATAAGACTACGCCATTTAGATGCGGAAAATATATCTCCTTTTTCACATATAAATGTATTTGGTGTACAATTCGTTCTAAAAAAAGCATTACCTTCAAAAGTTAATAACGAACCACAAAAAATAGCTGTAGGTGTTATGTTAAAATCTAATATGAAATCTTGTCTATTAATACCGACTGAACCCTCTATTTCATTATCACCCCAAAATGGTTTTAAATATATTTTACTACTACTTTTTATTATTTGTGGTAAAACATCCAAATTAGTATCACTCTTAAATCTTGTTTTACTATTAAATAAATTTGCATTATAACCATTAGTAATTAAATTATGTGGTTTAACTGATAAAGCATCAATATCTGAGATATCACAATCAACAAAAACATCATACTCACCAACAGGTGTCCCGATAAACATATAATCACCATTAATATTAGTTACTGTGGTATATTTGTAATATTTATTATAAACATATTCAATTTCACTAGAATTTATTTCATTATTACTTAAAAAAGAACCAACAGGTGTATGGTATTCATGTTGTTTTTGTTTTGGTAATAAATTATATCTCATACCAAAATTATCTTTTACTCTTATATCATTAAAAGGGTATAAATTCTTTATTGTTTCATTTTCATTTTCATCTAAAGGTATAAAAATACTAACTTTGGCGTTTGGTATTCCAATTCCATTGTTATTTTTTATATTACCAACTAATACACCATAATTACTATTTTTTATTGAATATAAATCACTTTGTGATATTTTTAAAGATAATATTTTTAAAAAATCAAAATCTTGGTAAATATTAATTGGTATATATTTATCATTTTCACTAACTCTAATTTGTATATCTTTATTCATTTCCATATTTATTATAAATAGATTTTTTTTATTTTTACTTTTTTAATAACCATTTATAGTTAGTTATATCAACACCCCCTTGAAAAGTACTATTATTATTTGAACCATAAGAACCACCAAAAACAGAAATATTTTTTATTTTACTTTCGATTGGTTTGGTAATAATATTTTCACTTGTTTTAGTTATATTATATTGAGATACCATAATTAATGATAAAGGGTTATTTTGAGTACCTATACTTCTTCTAATTAAATTGTTTGAATTCTCCGATACAAATAAACCAAGTGCTATAGCTGTAATTGAATCATCGTGAGCAGTTCTAGTGTGGTCACGTCTATTATTCTTCCAAACCCAAGTTTGTAATTCATTATGTGTCCTAATTGACCTTATTTTTAAGATGTTATTAGTTGTATATGTTTCAAATTTACCTAATATTGTTTCTCTTAAAGCACCATTATGAAAACCAGCAGGTTTGTTATTTGTTGAAATATAATTGGTTTTATTTTTCATAAATAAATTATTCACATTACTCAAGGTATCATAATATAATTTTTTATATTTTTCCTCCATAAATAGACTTATTGTTGGGTAACCCCAACCACCAATACAATCAACAACGACAAAAGCATCATAAGCTTTAGCATATTCCAAAGCAATTATACTAATTTCATCAGGTTTTAATTTACCATAATATTGTGCTATTTGTTCAATACCACCATTACCATCTTCATCTACATAATCAATGTCTAATAATTCTATAGTACCATAATCATCACCTGAACCAGATGATGGGTCAACCGATAAAACAATTCTATGGTTAAGAACTTCTTCTGGTTTTTTCCAAACCCAAAATTCTTCATGTTTACTATCTTTATATGGTGGGTCAATAATAACATTTTCATTCTTTTGCATATCTTGTATGTCTTGTGATAAGACATTTGCACCTGAATTCAAGAAGTTAACATCAATTTCTTGTGCGATAGCACGTTCATTTCCATTTTGCAAAGCACAAGCTTCTTCATACCAAGGTGATGTTGGTTTATAGCCATCATCAATCATTTTTTTCATTGATTCTAATGTAAAGTGAATTTCTTTTATAACCTCATCACCTTTAATCCATTTTAACCCTTTATTATATCTAGGGTCTTGATACCACCTCATCTCAACTAGGTTGTAACCATTACTTTTATTTAATGCACCTACATATGTTGGGTAATACAATTCATCTCTACCGTTAGCTGTACTAATCATACTTACACGTCCACCAGTTGATATCGTTGGTGATGCAGCTGAATATATGATTTTCCCTTTCTCTATGAAAGCAGCTTCATCAAATAATAACCAAGTAGCAGTTAATGTACGAGAAGCGTTTAACCCAGAAGAAATGGCTTTAACAGATGATTTATTATGTGATAAAACTAATTCTATTTTAGAATCAACCGAAAAAACTTTTTTAGGTTTTTTTGGGTTTATTACTGGATTATCAGCATCAATATAAAAAATATCATGTTCACTTAATTGTTCAATAAACTCTCTAACTTGACCTAATATTTTTTTAGAAGACTCTAATTTATTTGCAATAATAACAATTTTTTGTGGGTTATTTGATGTTGCTAACATTGCTTTTACCGCAAAATAAGCGGTTGTAACTGTTGTAACACCAGCCTGTCTTGATTTGGTTGCAATAGTTTTTTGATACACTTCATAGGAGTCTATGAGTTCCTTTTGTTTTGGAAATAAATTGAAATCAACATACCCATTAGATGTAACATCTTGTGTCCTTAAATACTTTTCAATAGCATATTTAGGGTCAGCAAAACAATTACAATATTCTAATACAATTTCTTTTCCAGTCATTAATTTAATTTTATATATTTAGAAAGTATATTTGTTAGGTTAAAACTTTTTATTTTTTTGACATTTTCAGTGTTATCCGCTTTCATTTTATGAAAGTTATGTGTATGATTAGATACAAAATCAACTATTAATAATAGGAATTCAACTAATTTATCCCCATATACCATAGACTCCATCTCATTAATCATTTTCGTTAGCGTTTCATTCGTAATATTCTCATTAACATCATTAATTTCAAATTGTTTTAATCCATTTTGTGAAGCTAATAATATATGTTGACTAACTAAAAGGTTAACACCTCTTTCAACACCACCATATTCATAGTTTGTCAATAAATTATATGTTTGTAATCTATTATTATATACATTATAATCATTTATTTTGCGAAAACCAGTACGTAATCTTAATTTGTTTTTACCTAATATTATATCACTATTATACCTTCCATTAATAATAACATCATCTAATTTTGGGTAAATACCTTTAGCTTCGGGTATCTTTGTAATTGGTTTGCCGTTATAATGAACTTTATCAACTAAAGTATTAGCATTATCTAAATGATTGTAATCATAATTTATAGGTCCAACCCATAAATACTCTTCTGATTTATTATATCTTTTTAAAATTAAGTTAACATTTTCACCATTTTTCGGTAAAACCATTAAATGTAAAGGTAAGAATGGTTTAACTTTTATTATATTACCATT